GTATGTATTGGGTCATTATGTTATTGCTTTGTTATATGTTGGTTGTATGTTTGTTTGAAGTGGTCTCTGTCTGCGCCTGTGGTGAGGTTGAGTCCGACTATTCGTATTACTTGTTGTAGTTTAACTGGGATTTGGGTGTCGGGTTGTGCTGTTCCTGAGTTGACGGTGTCTCGTATGTGGCAGTACAGGTTCCATGCTTGTGTGGCGGTTGGTTCTGCGTCTGGTTGGGTTTGTTGCCATTCTTCGTGGATCATGCCGGGTGTGGGGAGGAAGCGTTCTGTTCTGTTTAGTTTAACTAGGATGAGTTCTAGTTGTTTGTATGGGCAGTCTTGGAGGACAAGATCCCATGCTGTGTAGATGGTTTGTTTTTGTTTGGGGTCGTTGGGGAGTTCTTTGTTCCACATAGAGTAGGCGAGGTTGACTAGTTCTGTGGATTGTTGTTGATCCATTATTCGCCTGCTTTGCGTCGTGGGCTGTTGATGAAATCTTGTTGGGCGTCGCGTTTCTCTGATCGTTGGATGAAGCCTTCTATTTTGTCGGCGTCTCGGAATATCAAATCTATACCGTTATATTTTTTTTGTTGCGGGTTGTCGCCCATATGGAATGGGGAGGATGCACAGCCGTCTATGGCTTGGCAGGATGCTTCTATGCCGTAGTCGTGGATTGATGCGGCGATTTTGACTTTGCGTTCGTGGTCTAGGACGGCACGGGTGGAGCCCATTGTTTTAACCCAGTAGTCCCATACGATTTTGACTGCTTCGTCGGAAATTTCTTTGGCTTTGGCGTTGCGTTGTTTTGTGGAGATCCGTGGACGGGTTTGTTTAGGTTTATTTACGCCACCGTTCGGATTGGGAAACAGTTCTTCAACCATCGCAGACACTTTACATCCTTTTACTGAAAAGGTCAACATTGGAATCTATAAATATCTGGTCCGGCCGGACCGGACGTTGTGGCAGTAATCATCTGTGGTAGCCACGTTGATTTAACTAAAGAGGAAAAACCACTAGTGGGTTTAAAACTTTGGAGAGTGTGAGAACCTTTACCAAATCTTTTTTGGCGGACGCGCAGCCGAAACAAGATCCGCGATTTTGGGTAGTCGCAGATTAAGATTTGATTATTGATCGCGCGCGAAAGGTTGTATACGCCACCGTTGCAGTTGGGTCACGAACTGCTTTATTGCGCTTACTATTTCATTCGGCGCAGTCCCGATGTGGTTGTACAAGATAGCAGACGATCAGTCCCGCTACACGCACATTTAAAAGAAAAACCACTAGTAACGTTATATATCGTTATGTTGTGGTTTTTGTTGGTGTGCGGGGCTCCCGACCACAATATGTGGGGTAACGCTTATTGGGGGGCGGGACTTGCTAACCTTCCTTGTATCGGCGGGGCTTTGAAGACCCCCATCTAAAAAACTCGTCGTTGTAGTGGAGCGGGACTACGAACCCTTCTGTCGGGTTGGGTGTCGTAGCCCGCTCACTACTTAACCAACTTCAACACAGGTTTTCTGTAGGTCGGATGGTTACGCATTGAGCGTGACAGATCATTGTTTCCGCCACCGTTCAGTTTGGATAACTTCGGTTTGGTTTTAGAACGGTTCTTCTGTGCCATCTTCATCATCTTCTAGTTGATCTATCTTCTGTTGCCATTCCATCAAAATGTAAAACGCATCTGATCGTCGTTTAATTGCGTTACTGGTCATTATCGGCCAGTCTTTGATTGGTGTTGCGAAACCTTCAAAGTGTTCTTGCATCCCTTCTTCAGTTCCACAGTCTGAACAGATCTCTATCGGTTTAGAGTGCTTGTCTCGTGTGAGACGCGATATTGCGCCCATGTATTGTTTGTGATGTTCGTTGGAGGGAATTAGCCCTTCACATCGTGGGCATACACCCATGTCTATTTGTTTTGAATGGATCTTGTTAAACGGTTTCATTATGTGTTCTTTCTTCTAGTGGTATATGTGGAGATTTTCTGTTTTCCCATCCGCAGATTTCTTCAAACCATTCATCCATCCATGATGTGCGGGATGAATAGTTTACTTCTGTTATTGCCCACCCGCAGTATTTACAAGTTTTCATTTTATATACGCCACCGTTCAGTTTGGAATAGGGGTTTGTTTGAATGTCAGGTATCCGCCGTCGCAATCTGATGCGATTCCTGTTACCCAACATTCTTGTTCGTCGCCGACGATTGCGCGGATCTTCTGTATCGCGTTTGTCATTGCGTCGGTGTCGTATTCGCCGTCTACATCTGTTGTGACCATGACGGTGACTCTGTAGGTGGACATTATTGGTTGTTCTCCAAATACTGTTCAACCGCTTTCAGACCTTTGTTGAGGAGAAGGGAGATTGGGAGGAACGCTGATGCGTGCTTCCCGTAGGTGTCACCGTTCTTCTCAATAGACTCTGCGATCAGTCGCTCTATGATGTCTTCGTTGAACGCGACACAAATGCTGTTATCGCCAATCCCATACACCAATGGTTCAAGTTCGTCCCTCTGAGGGAATACTTCTGGTGGTGCTGTCAAGAATGTGACGGTAGTTCCGTCTTCGTGTTGCATACGGATAAGAACATCTTTGTTGTCGTCGTCTGTAAACTCTGTGAAGTCCATTTTGTTTTCTTTCTGATGGCATATACGCCACCGTTCGGTTTGGATAAAGCCACTTCGTTTAGAAGTGGTAGTCCACGATCACAATCCACTGCTTGTCAGGATTGGTTTCTGCTCGTTTGTGAACCCACTCAGGGTTGGGTGTGTATTCCACTGTGTCGTAGAACATGGTGTCTGAGTCGTATTCCCTGTTGAGGACTTTCAACGCTCGTGTGATCTTGAAGACCGCGAGACTTTCCTTCAGGTATGTGTCACGCTGTTCTTCTGTGAGTCCACCTAAAGGTTGGTTGAAACTTCCGAAAGTGTATTTCGGGTTGGTGAGGATTTCGCTCAACGGAATATCTCCGTAAAGTTCAACCGCTTTCGTGATCGTTTCTTGTGTCCATCCGCACGCAACCGTTATGAGTTCGTTGAATGCTTCAGGGTTGTCTTTGTAGTTTGTTGCGATCTTGCCGTCTTGCATACGCGAGTCGTCAGGGATTGAACACCAATCAGACCATCCTTGCGCTTCCGCAAAATCAAGTGCTATGTGCTTTGCGTCGTCTTCGTTGTCTGCTTCTACTGCTAGTCGGTGATATGTGTGCATTATTTGTTCTCCTTACTGAGATAAACGCGGTGTAGTGCTTCTTCCACGATTTCGTGGAGTTGTTCCCAAATGCCGTCCATGCCCTTGAAACTCATTGCTTCAAGTGCTTTCGCCCAATCTTCATCAGAGATGAGATATGGTTCTTCGCTCTCAAACATTGGTTCAGGTCGCTCAAAGTCTTCTTTGGTGAGAAACAACCCAAAGATGTCTTGATCGGGAAGTGTGTGTTCTTGTAGTTTGTTGCTGAAGTCGCGCGCTTTCATTAGATTGTCCTCCCCATGATGTCGCTTGCGTAGTTACGGATACCCGAAACAAGTTCCTCGCTGTAAACATTCCACAAATAGTCAGATGACAAAATGTATTGCCCCAACTCGTTCAGTTGGTCGTCTGTGAGTTCTTTTGCGAACTGATATTCTTCGCTCCTGTAACCGCTATCAAGACGATCGTTGATTTCGTCACGCAACGCCTTCACGCTGAACGCGATTGAGTTCGCATAGGTGAGATCGTTGTCGGTGTATCGGTCTAAGTCCACGCCGTATTTCTCTCCGAGTTCACACGCGGTGCTGTCGTTGCCACCGTTGTTCCACTCCTCTAAGAGTGCTTTGCCTGCGTCGTCTAGGGTTTCGGTGTCTACGATCACCGTTCCTGCGAGGTCACAAACAGTGCCGTCGTGGGTGTTGATAAGAAACTTACCCATATTTTGTTACTCCATTTCTAGTAGGTGTATTTATTGTAGCGGTTACAAAAATGTTTTGCAACCTAAAGCGGTTGGGTTTTTACACCCGAACCGCCCTACTAAGGATTTCTGCCTCAATCTCTTTTACAGGACGAGGACTCCAATGACAATCACGCTCAACCATAGGGATCGTGCCACCGAACCCACAGACTTGCTCTAGTTCTGAATACGAGAAGTATCCATACTCCATCTCAAAACCGTCCACGAGACCCCAAAAGGTGTCCTCGCCGTCAAACTCAACCGCATACCAAGTCCATTGGGAATACGGTGAGAAGAACTTGACCATTGCGATCGCTTCCTTCTCAGGGTGCTTCTCGCTGTTGTAAAGAGGAGGGAGTTTTTCCCTAATCTCTTGTGTCAAGAGTAGGTGCTTCCGTTTTGCTCTTTGTGTTTCCATCAGTTGATCTCCTTGTAGTCGCCGTTCCTGAGTTCCCTCAGGTTCGTGTAAATGATTACTTGTCCCTCGTTATCAACATCCATGTCACAAGTTGGGATAAGTTTTTCCAACTGCTTACGGAGTTTGTTCCCGTCAATCGTTTTCGTTTTCATTATTTTTGCTCCTCGCAATCGTGACCATACCAATAGTCGTTTGCTTCATCCTCGTCACGCATATCAAATACGCGATCACATTCCTGACACTTCGCAACGGTTTTCATTACGCCGTCTCAATCGTGTCTGTGTTTTGTTCAACGATCATTGCCCAAGTGGTCGCCCACCCTGCAACATCACGCAACCCAACGATCTCGCCTTCGGGTTCACGCTCTAACACATGAAGAAGTGTCGCCATGCGTGCGGTTGCGACAGAAAGAAGATCAAACTCCTCTTCCCACACATTCGCAACATAGTCGCCCCAAATCAACACAAACTTGTTGAAGTATTCGTCGTCGCGATCGGTTGTGACCACATAGACCTCCGCCGAGTCTGCTTGTAACTCAAACAGGATGTCCCCGAGTGGATACTTTTCAATGATCCCTTGCTTTAGTAATGACATTCTTTTCTCCTTGTTTAGTAGTTCTAGTTTCGGGTTTCCCCTCACCCATAAGAATAGGTGAGGGGTGTAACACGGTTTAGATGTCTTCGTCTTCTTGATCTTCGTCGTCTTCGTAGTCTTCCCAATCCGCGCCTTGTGGGATGAGATTTGTGAAACCGTCGTTCGGGTTTTCTTCGTTGGTTTCAACCGCGTGAACGAAACGCAAACTGCACGACTCGTTATACCACTTGACGATCATGTCATACATTTCTTGCGGTGTTCCCGTGAAGTTGCGATCATCACAACTCACGCCGTTGTAGTTATCACGAAACCATTGCGCCTGACCTTCGTCCATTGCGACATAGATTTTGTGACAACCATCAAACGCGATCAGTTTCGCGGTTTCGGTTGCCTGTCTGACATCCTCAAACAGTTCGGTGAGTGTTGCATTCATTTTCTGCTCCTTTGTTTAGTAGGTTTATTCGGGTGTTTGCCCTTCCCCCATATTGTAGGGGAAGGGTGTAACACGGTTATTTAGACGGACACTTCCTCGTCTTCCAACATTGCTTTGCATTGCGCTTCAATGCCGTCAAGGACATTCGTGACACGCTCATATTGTGCGTCATAATCGTCTGCCTCAATCTCTGCGTCGCTCATTGACGGATATTCGCCCTCAATGTCTGCCACGACCACACCGTTGCGGATCGCCACACCACCTAAGAACGCCATACCGCCCTCCTCGTAAGAGAGAACAAAGTCAAGTGTTGGGAACTGTTTGGACACATTGCGTATGCCCTCACAAATCGGAGACCATGCGGTCATGAAAGTCATGTTCAGTTCGGTATCTGCGATCTGTCCGAACACACCGTCAAAGTCTGCCCACTTAGAACCGTAGTTCTTGCAGTTCCACTCATACCAATCGGGTGCGCCGAACTTTTCCATGTTCTTCTTGTTCATTGCTTCCATCTTGAGTTGCTTTTCTGAACCCTCACCATAGAAACCTTTTGGTGTTGCTGTCAGTTCCTCAGGTGTCGGGAACAAGTTGTCAAGAATACTGAACTGATTGTATTCCTTGCGTTCGTCCTCGTTCTTGATGATCGCTTCGTGGAAACGCTTGATCTCAGTCGCCTCCCCTGAAACGGTCAGGTTGTTAGTGCAATAGTTTGGCATTACTTCTCCTTGTTTAGTTAGGTTTATTTGCTTGCCCCAACATTATGCATGATGGGTGTAACACAGTTATTTTTTAGTAGGTATTTTTT